CCTGTACCCGTATATTTAGCACGATAGTAGCCATAAGGCGCACCATTCATTTTGAATATTACTGAGTTGGTTGCAACATCTGTTGGTGTGAACGTAGCAGTACTATCACAAATGTAGCTTAAATCTACTGTTTCGTAATTCGTGCCATCTACCGAACCCTGTAATGTTACTGTTCCGCCTACTGTTCCGCTTACCTTAGTAATAACAGTTTGTACTGAGGCGTATGTGTAACCTCCGTCTACTTTCAATGTGTTGTAAGCCGTTGCCGTATTTACTACTGCACCTGCACTCGCACCCATCGTAACCACTTGCGCTGCTGCTGAAAAATGTATTCCAACAATTACAGCTAAAATTAAAATTAATTTTTTCATTTTGTCTTTTGTTTTTTAGATTGTTTTTAATGTGGCAAAGCCCTTATTGATTAATACATTCGCAACACTTCCCGAAACTTTTTTGTCAGTATCTACACGAACAAAACCACTGCTTTTTAACATAGTTATCTCATACGTTTTTTTGTCGTCAAAAATCATTTCCACCTTTTGAGGTGTGTCAATTATTGTTTCTGTTTTTTCTTTTTTATTTGCCATTTGTTTTTTAAATAAAGCCCCCGAAACTAATCGAGGGCTATGTTATTATTATGGTTTTAACAACGCTGCTTTAGCAGTTGTAAAGTCGCCTTTTACAATAACGGCTACATCATTTGCTGAAACGAATTGTACTAATCGCTTTTCACAAAGAATAGTCTTTTTGTTATTGATAAAATCGTTACCATCCAAACCGATTTGGATATTCATTTGCTCTCTCCAAAGTACGTTAGCAGCTTTCAAATCCCCTCCGATAAAGTCCCCTGCTGAAATTGCTGGAGTAGAAATTACTTTCATTCCTGCAATAGTCATTTCGCCTAACATATCTGTGTATGTTTTCCACAATGGGTAACCCTCCGAAGTTTTAACCGCTTTCATCGCTTGGATTGTTGACGGGTGTACAAATATTGCGTTTGGAATACCGAATGCCAATTCTACTTGCGTAGCGATTGCAGTGATAACATCAAACTCATTTGCATCCTGTACCAAGTTAGCTAAAGCACCAGCACTAAAAGCAGTTGCAACAGTTTCCAAACCATTCAAGTTGTCCCCAATGTTGTCGCCTGTTAATAGTTGGTTTTCAACTACAATATCCATACGCTTCATTAAGTTGTTTTGAATGTAAGAAATTAGCTGTGGTAAGTCTGCTAACATTTCTGTTGTTACTTTACCATATACAGCTATTTTCTTTACATTTGCTGTTTTTTCAACATACAATACAGATAAACGAGTTTTACCATCGCCTTCGCCAATCATAATTGGTGTACCTTGCTCGTCAGTTTCCTCAACCCACAATGCGCGATTACCACTTGTTGAACCAACACTTACAGCAGCTAAATACTTTTCAGCGCGTTGTCGGATAGTAGATATAATTCCAGTATCCTGTGTCATTGTGTACTGAGTTGAACCAGCACCAATTGTTGTTTCAGTAGTCATATCTACTGCGGCTTTTACTTCGATGTTTAATGAGTGGCTTTGTTTTCCACCTGCATTTACAATCGCTTTAATCTCTTCTGCTTTCTCAGCAAATGCTTCGTGCAACGCTACTTTAAAAGACTTTGCATTCTCAACTTTTACGTTTGGAGTTTCTTTTAACGCATTTAATTCAGCAGTTAACTTAATAACTTCCTGCTTTGTAGCTTCAAATTCTACGCTTGTTACAGCGTCTTCTTTTGCCTCTAAAGCAAGTACTTTATTCTTTAATTCAGCTACTTCAACTGAATTTGAATTAGCTTTTACAGCCGTTTCAATTTCGCCTTTCAGCGTGTTAATTAGCGCATCGTGTGCCGCTTTTTCTTCGTTTGTCATTTTATTGATTTTTAATTGTTTTTAAAATTTGATTTAATATAGTTGTAATCTATTAACACTTTAGCGACTTGCATCGGCTCGTTTACTGGAGCGATTTTATTCGGCTCTAATGTTGGCGTTAATTCATTCGACCCTGCAATTACGCAAGATATTTCTTTTAATTTTGCTTCGGTTACTGCAAAGAATACACCCTCTTCAAGTGCTTTATCGCTATTTCCAACCATTGGAAAATATGTATTCCAGTTAGTGTACTCTTCTTTGTATTGGCTGTCGTTTACACACATAAACAACTTAACATACATCATTCCCACGCTATGTTGGTTAATCTGTTTTGTTAAATATTGCTCGAATATTTGAGCGTTATATGCCTTGCTTATGTTAGTGTCCATAAACAAAGATGTTGTTCCACCCTCTTTATTTACTCCTAACTCAGCCCACGAAATTCCACCCTCATAAATATCTACGGGATTGCCGACCTTACTTGTTAGCTTATATTCGTGGTCGTGCAAATGGAAAATGTTATTCTTATTCTCCTGCAATGTTTTTGTAAACACTCCTTTAATATGTACGTCCCCGTGTGAATCCAACCAATTGTAAGTGTTCGCTACAATTGTACGTTTGATTATTCCACTTTCTATATTATCTTCGTTTCCTGTAATGACTTTTATTACGTTGCCAAACTTTGATATACTAAAAGAATTTGCATCGGAAAATTTTACTGTTGATTTTTTAAGATTGATTATATCTTTTTTGTTAGCTACTAAATGTGCTAAGTATTCACTTTTTGAACTGAATAAATTTTTATCTACTATCATTTTCTTACAATAGTTTTATCATTCAAAGATTTTTCTTTGATTTTTTTTAACTCCAAAAGTTCCTGTTTTGTTTTAGGCAATGCTACGCAAAGCCCCTGTTTTAGGGGTTCTTGCGTGTTCGTAATAGTAACAACATCAACCATTTACTGTTATGGAAACTATTTATGTTTCAAATAACTTTACAAAAGTACAAAGAAAATAATTAACTTTGCAAATAAATTTTAAAAATATTCTCAAAATGGAAATAAATTTCGGCAAATTTCGTTTTTCTTATGGTGCTGGTAACGGCTTTTTTAACTCACGCCCTACAATGATGTTAGGTCAAGAGGGTGCAGCGTGGGTAAATACAGATAAACCCCGTGAACTTTACGAAACAATCCCACAACTATACATCCCTGTTAATAAGTTAGCTATGATGTTTTCCAATGCTGAAATAAAAGTTGAAAACGAAAATGGCGAGGATGTTGGAACGGATGAATTTTACAAGCTAATACAAAATCCAAATTTTATACAGTCAATGAATGAATGGCTGTATTCTTTTTTAGTGCAGAAACTTGTTTATGGTAACGCCTTTATGTATAAATACAAAGCAAGTCCACTAAGTAAAGAGCCAACGGCATTATGGAATTTAAGCCCCGCATACATAACACCAATCTATACTGGTAAAACATTTCAGCAAGTAGATTTAAGTGGTGTAATCGAAAAGTATCGCTACTGTGAAAATGGCAAAATAGATTATTACCCTACTGATGTAATAATGTACACCCGAATAGTTGACTTAGACAATCCTTTTATTGGGCGTTCGCCTCTTATATCTATGCGATTTCCGTTAACGAACACTAAACTTGCATATGAATATCAAAATGTTATTATGGGTAAGAAAGGTGCTATCGGTGTATTAAGTCCCGAAGCAACTAAAGATAGTATGGGGGCTACTCCTTTTTTATCTAAACATAAAGACGATATTATTAAGCAACACTTAAATACTTACGGGATACAGGATGGACAAACACCATTAATGATTTCCGATACACCGATGAAGTGGATGCCTATGAGTTACCCGACAAAAGACTTATTGTTAGCTGAGCAAATTGATGCTAATTTTATGACTATTCTCGATACTTTAGGCATCAATAGAAATATGTTCGGTAACTCTACATTTGAAAATCAAAAGACTGGTTACATCCAAACGTATGAAGATACTATTTACCCTCACGCCGACGAATTTGCTCAAGCATTTACAAAGTTTTTAGGCATAACAAACGGCAAAGTTGTTTTAAAATACAACCACTTAGCAATATTACAGGACGATAAAAATGCTTTAGCAGATACATTCCAAAAACAAATTAATGCTGTAACACAATTGTACGAAAAGAATTTAATTGACAAAAAGGAGCAGTTGATCTGTTAATGAGTTTAAGCGGTATCGAAATAACCGCAAAGCCAGAGGATAAAATTGATGTGCTTAATCGTATGAGTCCGCTCGTTGCAAATAATGTTATTCAGCAGTTGTTAATTGACGAGATAAGAAAGTTAGTTGATGCTCCGAGTATTAGCGAGGGAAATTTAAGACCAGTAGAAGCAAATGCAGCATTCAATATGCCTCCTGTTATTCCTTTTAGTTAGAGTAATTGTGTGGCATCAAAGATTGGATAAATATATCTAAACCACTTAAAGCATCGGGCGCATCGTCATTAACGCTCTTACCCTCTTTTTTATAGCTTAAAATTTGTTTCATAAACATTTTGTATTCATCGCTTTGCAATTCGGGTTTAAGGAAATAGAAGTTTGGAACTACATTTGTAACGCTCATCAATATTCGGGTATGCTTATTTGTGCTACTTGTTGACCCCAATAGCTCACAACTATTATTCGCCTTTCTTAGTGCCTTTAAATACATTCCGCCCATTGCGTTGGTTTCCACACGACAATATTTAACTTGTTCTTTTTTTAATAATGCTATACATTGTTCAATTGTTGTATCGGTTTTATATTTATTGCACACAACATCAGTTATGTATGTTTTATTACCTACGTTTTTGCCAACACAAAACGCTGTATAATCGCTCCCCTCATCTGCCACATCTATATATCCTATGCTACTTTCAAATGACTTGCTTATTGTTTCACTTGGTTCAAAGTATTTTAAGTTTTGGAACATTAACCCCTTGC